CGCCTGCGCCAAGATCAAGGTTTGGCGACTGAGGCATCACCAAATAATCACCAGTCCCATCAAAGTACATCGACCCACCACCGAACTTGCTCTGCGCGGTGCTGATCTGCGCGTTACCAACCGTTTCCAGGTTGTTCATCTCGGCGTTGTCGATGATGCCTGCGTTGGTGAAGTTCAGCAGGAGACTGGTGTTGGAAATAGCGGTAAGCGGTGCAGACGGTGGCGTGAAGGCAGCGGTGTAGACAGCAGACTTGACGCACCGAACATCAGCCATGTACCCCGTGTGGAAGGTGCTTGCGTTGAACGCCGCCCCAATAAACGGGAATGTTGAACCACCGGCGTAGTTATTCCCATCTGTGTAGTTACTGCCCGTCTGCGCTCCATTGAGCCACAGTTTCGTCACGCCGCTAGAACGAACAAGCGCAATGTGATACCACTGACCCGCAGTTAGCGTTGCGCCAATGATCCGGTCAGCCCCGTTAAAAAACCTGAGTTGACCACCGGGGGCAATGTAGAGCGTGTATGTACTGTTACCGAGGTTATCAATGAAGTTGGACTGGCTTGCAACAGTCGTGAAGTAAACCCAACATTCGGTGGTGAAGTCCCCTGTTCCAAAGTTGGTCGCTCCGGTGGAACTGCTGCCAGTCAAATAATCCCCACTGCCATCAAAGTACCCGCTCCCACCATCAGTGCTCGGCGTATAGGAAGCGGTTGGATTGAATGGGCTGAAGCGTTGGACGCTCACATCGCCGTTGCGCGTGATGGTGAATGCGTTGGTGCTGTTGTCGATGAAGCGGTTGCTTTGGCATGTCAGAATGTTGGTGTTTGTAATTGCCGTCAGCGGAGAAGTGGGCGGCGTAAAAATCGTCGTGCCAAGCGTTGTGGAAGAAGTTGAATATGCCGAGACAACGCTAGTAACCAGACGGATATTTGAGGCATAGCCAAGATAATACCGAGAGCCTTCGTCAAACGTGCCCGGACCTTGGGTGCCAATATAAATATTGCTGTTTGCCGATCCTTGGGTCCAGTTGTTTTCAACTTTGTACCCGCGAAGAACGCCGTCCACAAACATGCGGAACGTCTTACTTGCACCAGTTACTTGAGTAATTGCAACATGGTGCCACAGTCCGTCATCAACGCGAGTGCTGCCCGCAGTTATAAAACTTCCTTGATTCGTTCCAGAGGATTGCCTATTTGAAACCCCAGGCACACCATTAACTATGGCAAATTGCCAAGAGCCGCCATTAAAATCCGAATCCAACCATGACGACAAAATAGCATTAAAAGATTTGGGCCCGCAGTTTACCCAAAACTCAACCGTAAAATCGTTGTTCCAAAAAGTGTGCGTGGCAGTACCGTAGGCAAGTGCCAGACCAGTGCTGTTATTAAAGTAGTTCGACCACAGGTTCCCAAACGGCGCAAAGGTGCCCTGGCTCGTGTTGCCGTTGCGGGTAATCGTGAAGTTGTTGGTGCTGCTGTCGAGGAACGTGTTGTTCTGCCTGCCGTTTGTTCCGTTTCCGGGCAAAAGCATGGTGACGTACCTGAAGAACAGGTCTTTGGCGACGGCAGATGCCGTCAAGAACAGGTTCCGAGCGGCAAACATTACGGCGTGTATCCTTGAATGTACGAACCGTACCAGTTTGTACCATCAGCCACAAACGAAAGAATGTCCATCGAGCCTGCTGTGGCCGTGATCGTAGGCGCTCCCGCTGTGGGCCACTTGACCCCGGTGAAGGTTGCCGTACCGTTCCCAGTAGATGCCGCTTGCTTGAGCAACAGGATGAATGACTTGCCTGCCGTGGCCGTGGGCATCGTGAACGTGCAAGCAGTTGAGGCCGTGAGCGTAGCGGTCTGCACCGTCCCGTTGGTCAGGGAGATGGTGTTGGATGTCGTCACCGTCCCAATCGCCACCACACTCTCGGTGTAGTTGGTAATGGTCGGCGCGTTGAGCGTTGCACTTGCAAGAGTCGAAGTCCACGACGGTGCGCTTGTCGCGTTACTAGACAAAATCTGCCCGCTCGTCCCGGCAGTGGTAAACGCCAAGTTTGTTCCGTCGCCGTAGCCTACGCCACCTGCGGTCGGTGTGTTATTACCTGCAATGGTTACGGGCATGATTTACCTCAAATCGTTTACTTGACCACCAAACTTTTTTACAACGTTAAAGATGCGAGTATTGTCTTCTAACGCAACGAGTTCGTGGGGTTCGCCCGGTCGAAAATTCAACATTTGACCTGCTGTAACCTCCAGTTCCCAATCGTGGGAGTAAGCCTTAAGACTCCCTCGCGCCACGATGGTAATGTGAACATCATTCACGGTATGGTTGTGCTTTGGCAGCACATCCCCCGCTTTTTCAAAGGTATACATTGCGCCTCGGATGTCGCCGCAATCTTTGAGTTGCTCAACCTTTAACATCTGGCGCACTCCCTGATGCGGCTGTAGTCAGCACGGTGCCATCCTTATCAACGCGAGGTGGCATGGGCACTTGGGGATTCACGGGATCGGTAACCGTATAAGCATTTAATTCATCAAGGTAGTGTGTCCACGCCTGACGCGCCTGATCGGTTGGAGCCTCGTTAATCTTCTGTTGAGCCAGTGTCTTGTAAAAATCGCGCATGGAATATGCGCCGTCGATGAGTTGCTGAGTCTTGACTTCTCGCTCTGCGTCGGTCATCGGGCGTACAGCCCAAACATCCTTTACTTTGCCATCAATCCATTGGTAAGTCGGCCCCTCAACCACTTCATACACATTAGAGATAGGCTGCGGCACGCGCTCAAATCGCGCAAACTCAGGCGGCAAATTATTAAGGTCAATGTTAGGAAATGCTTGTTGAAAATTATCGGCAAAAATGGGGTGTTCGTAAGGTTGACCTTCACGGATTTGAATAAACAGTTCCATCACAGATTCCCTGTTTGTGTAGATGGAAATGAGCGAGTAGTTCCCGGCCAAATAATACGAACTGCACCGCCTGCTCCGGGGCCACCGTCATAAAGCCCATCTGGCCCAGGCGAACAAAAACCCTGAAAGAAACCGCCAGCACCAGCCCCGCCGCCGTATGCGCCACCCCCGGCACCATTACCGCCCCCGCCACTATCTCCACCAGAGCCGCCGCCACCGCCAAAACTCCCACCAGCACCGGCAGCCCCATTAGAACCCTGTCCAAGCAGGCCAACACCCCCACCGCCGCCACCGCCAAAAATGTAAAAGTACGTGCAATCTGAGGCCCCAGACCCAAGCCCGCCGCCACCGCCGCCGCCACCTGCTCCGGCAGTTGAACCTACATTATCGTTAGTGTTCCCGCCTCTACCGCCAGTCCCAGCATAACCACCGGCACCACCACCGCCGCCATAAGAATCCCAAGGCGCGTTGCCGCCATTGCCACCGCCATCTCCAGTATAGGTTCCACCTATGCCGCTGCTTCCGCCGCCGCCGTAAATAGAACTCCCGCCAACTCCCCCACCCCCACGAACCGTAGAGGTATTTACAAAAGAACTATTCCCACCACTTAGTGCGGATTGCCCCCCGGCCCCGCCAGAGCCAACTACAACTGTGTAACTAGCACCCGGCGTTACGGTGTAGTTGTTTTTGTAACCAAGCCCGCCGCCTCCACCGCCGGTGTTCCACATGCCCCCGCCACCGGCGCCAATACATACCACTGAAACAGAGGTAACTCCGGCGGGAGCCACCCACGTATAAGTGCCGGGAGACGTGTATGCCTGTTGGCCGGTAACAACTGCTCCGCCACCGGCAACAAACATTTGCATAATTCCGGTCACGTTACGTTCCCAGTAACCACACAAGCGGTTGCGCTATAAAACAAAATGGTTGCTACCCCGCGAGTGGCAAGCGTCATCGACGTTTTGACGGTGTTCGTCCCTGCTATGTACGCAGTAGGCGCCGAGCAGGTGATTGTGATGTTGCCGGTCGTGTTGTTGTACAGCGTGATTGCGTCACCTTCAGCAAACGTGCTTGTTGGGATGACGATGCTGCCACCCGTGCTGATCTGGACGTACTTACCCACGTCGCCAACCACAAGCGTGTAGGAAGAAGTCCTGGTACCGGACGGCGGGAGATTCCTATACCCCACACTCATGTTCTCGTTGGGGAACGTGTAGGTCTTGACCGAAGAAGCGGGGCCGGATACTGAGAAAAAGGTGTTGCCCGTACCCCCAGAACCCGCAGGAAGCGGCTGCGCCAGGGTCACAACTTGGTTGGTTCCAATCGTGACCGCCGTGGTCGTGCCGTTGGTTTGCAGTACCAACTGCCCGGTCGTGTCGCCCGAACTGACTAGCGCCGTGTTGGTTGTGGTTCCCGCAGCAATGGTGCTCATGCCAAATCCTTAAATGACAACCCAACGCTGGCCGCTTGCTACCGTGATTGAGAAGCCGGAGCCTACCGTGATCGGGCCAACAGAGTACCCGTTCGTGCCGGTTGCAATGGTGTAGTTCTCACTGACCGTCGTGTTGTTCACGATGATGGCCCCGCTTGCCTTGGCGGGACTCGTAGACTGCTGCCACGCAAACGCGGAACCGTTCCAGTACAGGAAGTCCCCAGACGAAGACGGTGCAGTTGCAAAAGCCGTCGTGCCTGCCGAGGACTGATACAGCAACTGATTGGACGTGCCGCCCGCGATATTGGTAGCCGTCCCTGCGCTCGTGGCTGATCCGCTCAGAGTTGCCGTGATTGTCCCGGCGGAGAAGTTGCCGCTTCCATCCCGCGCTACCACCTTGCTAGGCGTGTTGGCGTCCGTTGCGTCAACCGCAAAAGTCCTGGCAACCGATCCATCAAACGTGCCGCCCGAGGTCAGGTAGGTTCCTGCCGTCAGGGCGTTGGCGACAAAGCCTGCCCCGCCTGTAATGTTGCCCGTCACCGCAGAGCCGCTGATGGCAATCGGCGTGTTGGTGACGCTTGTGATCTGGCCCTGGGCGTTTACAGCAAAGACTGGGACATCTGCTGCCGTGCCATAGGTGTTGGCCGATACGCCCGTGTTGGCGATGTTGAAGGTATAGGACGGGGACTCATTAAGGCCCGTTCCCGCCGTGTACAGAACCGGCGCACCGAACTGGGCGAAGACAATCGCCGTGGTTCCAACCGTGATCGGCAGCGGAGTCTGCTGTACCCAGGAAGTGTTGGCGTTTGCCGTGCCCGAAGTAATCAGGAAGAAGTCGCCCTGGTCAATCTGATCAACACCAGAACCTGCGGTATCAAAGTCGGTCGCACGGGTCAGAATAAACGGAGCGCCGGGTGATGTATTGCCAACCTGCGTGACCGTGTAAACGCCGTTCTGTGCGCCGTTTGCTTGGTTCTTGACCAGAACGCGCTTGCCTATATCGCCGGGGGAAACAAACGTGTACCCATCGACAACCAGAGCACCGTTTGCCGTGGCCGTCAGCGTGGCTCCAACACCTCCAGTGCCGTTGGCGTAATTGACGCTCGGCAGTGCGGTGGTCGTAGCGTAAGAGCAGGACTCATGGAAGTTGATGCCCGACGCAATCGAGTCGGCATACGCCTTGTTGACGATGTCGTTGTCACTGGTCGGCGTGGTCGAAACCGTGCCTGCCGTGATGTTCGCCGTCGTGATGTTGGCGGTCGTGATGTTGGCTGTGTCGAACTCATTCTGGACCGTGAAGGTGCCCGTCGAGTTTTGGTACACCGACCGCGAGGACGGGTAGGTGACGAACACATCCTTGGTGCCAACAGCAAACGGAACCAGACTGCCCGAGTTGCTAGAAGACAGGACCGTATCGCGGGACAGCGTGGTGCCGGACGACGTGTACGTGCCAACGCCAACTTCCCAATCGCCTGTGGCGGGATCAGAAATGGCATAGTAAGTCGTGTTCCCGTTGCCAATTGCAGCAAAAGACTGGAAGCCAAGGGCAGCACCGGCCAGGGTAACGGTGCCCGTGCCCGTTGTGGCGGTTGTTTCTTTAACCCGATCTTTTAGAACGAGAGCCATGTCAAATCCTTACGATGGGATGTCAGTCCAACCAGATGTCTGAATGTCGTTGACCTGCTGCCAACCCGCCGTCTGGACGTTGCCAATGTTGGTCCAGTTTGCGGTCTGCTCATCATTGATTTCACCCCAAACAAGAGCGTCGCCAATCTGAACCACAAGTTGTACACCGGTCACATTTGCTTTAACAGTGGCTGTACCAGAGAGGTTGTCTGCGGCTGTGGCCAGTTCTGCAACCGTCCCGGCAAAAACTACGGTCCTGTTTTGTGAAGCAGAAGCGGTTGCAGTTTCCGATATAACCGCAACAGATACCGACGTTGCCTGAGGAGCGGCAATGGCCGTCGCCAACTCATTGACTACGCCATATATAACTTTGAGCGACGCAACAGCATCAGATGCTGTAGCAGACTCACTTGCGGTTGCGTACGCAAAAACAATGTTGGTCTGAGCCGCAGATGCATTTGCCTGCTCCAACAACTGGGCAAGCCTTGATGCGGTCGTGGACGGCAGGTCTTGACCGGCGGCGGTCTCCGAAGCAAAAGCAGTAAGCGCCGCAATCACTGACACCGTATCGGTGCCGGTTGCGGATTCATCCCTCGCACCCCCAAACACCACCTCGACCGTCTGCGATGCAACGGCTTGGGTCGATTCGGAAATGGCGGCGCTAAACGAATTGCCGCCTAGAGCGGCAAACGGGGCTTGGGCAAAAGTAACATCCCCAAACACCGCATGTCCTTACGCTGCGTCGAGCGAGAAGGAGTAGGTCACACTGAGCGTATCGCCGCTGTCCACCGTCTTGTCGCCGCCGGTGAAGTTCCCCACCGAGAACAGGATGCCGGAGGTGCCGGATGCCACCGTGCAAAGCAGAGCGCCTGCGATCACTTGAGCGTTGGAGGTGATGCTGAACGATGCAGGCGAAGCCGAGTTGCTGATCACCGAAGGATCAGCCAACGTGGCAGAACCAAAGGTCACAGCCTTGCGGGTGCCCGAGTAGTTGGTGTTCTCGTTCCAACCAGGATTGGTCGCAAGCGTATCCGTAGCGGCGTAGGTGTTGCCCGAGCCAGGACCGGTCACCAGACCAAGGAAGAACGCAGCGGTGTAGCCCACGGACTTGAAGTATTTCTCGTTCATGTCCTGAAGACCCTCGTTGACCACAAGGTTGTGGAACGTGTCGGTCCACTTGACCTGACCGTCCGGGCCGGTGCAGACAAATGTAAACACACCACCTGCGGCCACGCGCTCGGTGCTGCCGCGATTGCCTTGCACGCTGGCCGTCACGATGTCCGCTGCTTTGCTGATTTCGTTGCTCATTGCTGCTCCTTATGCGATGCGGACGATTGCGCTGTTCGCGTCGGGTGTTGGGAAGAGGACTTGGAAGGTGTCGTTGTTGACCGTCTTGTCAGAGCCAAAGTTCAACACCGCCACAGATTTGTTGCTCTTGCTTGAGTTGTAGATCAAGGCTCCACGCGCTGTAAACGTGGAGTTGGTCCACGTCACATCAGCAAACGATATGTACGCCACGATCACGTTGGAACTGTTGGTTCCGCTCGTCGGGGAAGTGGTGATGGTCAGCACCTTCCCGGTTGCGGTGTAACCCGTTCCAACCACCTCACCAGAGGAGGTGTACTCCGTGGTGGTTGCGCCAAGAGTTGCGGCTTCTGTGTAAAGCGCAATCTTGAACGTATCCGGGGATGTCGGACCAAAGTTGTGAACCCCCTGAAGGAGTTCAATCTTAAAACTTGTGGTCGCGGTTTGAGTGATTGCCATTTCAGCCCACCTTTACCCTGACTTGGCCGTTTCTGTAGGCGTCCTGGCGGTTCTTGCCGTCGCCCAGTTGCTTCAGCAGGATCAGGGACTGTGCAAACTGCTGCTCGTACATCGTGACCACGTCCGCCTCTTCCTTCATAAATCGAGCGGCCTCGACCATCACGCCGTTAAACAGCACAGAGTCAAAGTTATCGCCCAACCAAGAAGTGTTCGCCGTAACAATTGACTCAGGGTAGTAAAAGTAATGCAACTCCACCCCAAACGTCGCGTTCGGAGTTGGCCCCAGGATGAATGACAGTTCATTGGGGTTGTCCGAGCGGGGGCCAAAGATTGCGTAGTACCTTGGAATCCCGGTGCTTGTCGGCGTGGGGTATGCCTGACGGATGAAGTTCACATCCTTGTCCAACAAGTATTCATAAGAGCCATCTGCCAGGATTACCGCCATCGAGAAGACGGACAGAAAATCCCCGGGGCACTGAAGATACTTGTTGTTCGCGGACGTGCTGCCCGTGACGTTCTTACGAAGGGCCGGCAGTTGAACAGTGTTGTAGATTTTTTGTTCGGCCAACTCCGTCATCGTGGCGAAGTCGGTCGCGGAGAACGTATTCTCCGTGTAATCCTCAACCGCAGTTTTCAACTCCGTGTAGTTCATAAGAACCTCAAGCCATCGGGCCGCGAGCCATCGTTCCCTTGGTGGCACAACCGTTGCCACGGGTCTTGATACCCGAAGTCTTGGGGGCAGGGTTGTACCCGTCGCGGGTGATGTTGCCCACAGACATGTTTACACGGTTAGCAGCGGTAGGCTCTGCCTGGGTGCCGTTACCCAGAGCAACCTTGCCGCCCTTCATCGTGTGGGGCTCGGCGTAGACGGAGGCATCTCCGACTTCCTTGCCGCCCATCTTTTTGCTGAACTTAGCCATTTCAGCCACCCTTCTTGTAGGTGAACGAAGACTTCTTCTGGTTGGCAACCTTGGCCAGACCGCGACCGAGGTCACGCATCTGCTGATTGGTTTTGCCGCCCTTGGCGAGTTTCGTCAGGGGCTTGCCCGGGTGCATGGCTTTCTCATGCTTGTGAACAGCCTTTTTTGCGTCCATCATTTGCTCCTATGTAACTACCGTTACTGTACCGATTTGCACCGCCAAAGCCAAATAATTTGGCGTCAGCCCTTGGTCATAAGCCCTGGACCCACCGACCGGGGCCCATCCCCACTGAATCTGCCGGGAACCATCAGAAAGGGTCCCAGATGATCCGGTTCCAGAAATCTCGTAAGTGTTATCTCTGCGGGGGTTTCTGACCGCCTGGGGATCATCAACCGGGTACATACCCAGTTGCAGTTGAGGATGGTCAGGGTCCCAACACTCCTCGCAGACCAGCAGGTTGAAACGCTTGGTCTTGATGACCTCTTCTTTCAGGCGCTTCAACTTGAACTGCTGGCCGCAACGGTCGCACATGGCGATGCTGCGCTTGCCAGAGGCGAACCGATTTCCCATTTAGGTGGTCGCTCCGCCAATGAACTGCTGACGCGGCACGAACCGGATTGCGGCCTTCTCCCGATCCTCGTCTGCTGCCAACTGCCATGCCTCTTCGTACTGAGCCTTTAGGATAGGCAGGCGGTCATAGGCGTCAGGAATCTTCATGCCCATGTAGTAGGACAAGCCTGCCACCATGCAGGGGATAAACCGGAAAGGCACATCTGCCACGTCCACGCCCTGACCGGCATCCTGCGTCCGGCGCAGTCTCCAGTACACCAGGGTGTAGGTGGTCGCGTTGTCCGGCACCGGCCAGACCGTCACGGCAGGAACCTGTGCCCAGTACACCGTAGCGCCGGATGTATGGCTTGCCGCCGTCGTCCCTTGCTGACCACGGAAACAGTTGTACAGCGTGTTCCCCGTGATGTAGCCGTAAACGATGATCTCGTCATCAATCTTGATGAAGCCCTGAGCCGGTAGACCTGCCGCCGTTGAAAGCGTGATGGTTGTGGCCGTAGAGTTGATCGTTGTAGACAGCGTTGCCCCAATTGGGGAGATCATGCCGTTGTTGCGCTGAACCAGAATCTGAATCGGGCGCGAGTTCTGCAACTTGTTCGGGATCGTGGCGTAAGTAGAAACACTGATCCGTGTGATGTTCAGGTCGGCCTGAAGCGTGGTGTTGTTTGCGTTAGTACGAATCTGGTGCTCAAGCAGGTCCACCGTATCGTTGGGCAGGGCATAGGTCATCTGGTTGTAGACCAGGGTGATCGTCCCCTGCTCCATCGTCCACATGTTGATGCCACGGTTGGCCCAGTCGGCAAAGAGCAGGTTCAGACTGCGACGGGCAGTCCGAAGATCGTAGCCCGTGCGAAGTTCTGAGCCACAACGCTCAAAGGCTTCTTCCACGACCTCAGAGAGATCGAGGTTGAATACAGCGGTGCCTGAAGTTGCCATTTAGCGGAACCTTGCAGTTTTCTTGGCTACGGCCTTGGGTTGGGCTACGAACTGCTTGCCGGAGGCTTTGCCTGCTCGTTTTGCTCGGGTTGTTGCTGCGTATTCTTGGGGGGAAAGACTTTTGATCGCAGCCTCTGGAAGATACCTTTCACCCGTGTCAGAAGATCGTTTACCACTTTTGGTTCTCCATTTCTGAGCGGTCCAGTCCTTCAAGGATTGCTGCGGCTTTTTAGTCACGGTAACCGCCGCCCTTTTCCTTGTACTTCTTCGCCAAGAGTTGAGCCTTGCGAGCCGACCACTGACCTGCTGCCGTGCCTTGGGTGGCGGAAGACTTGATCTGTTCGAACAACTTCTTCCGCATCCCAGGCTTGGTGTAGTTGCCTGCCGCGTTTACCTTGGACTTGGCCTCACCACCCTCGGCGTACTCCGTGAAATCCGTGTTGTCACGGCGCTGCTTGACGACCCCTTTGGGCATCTTGGCGGGGTTGATACAACCCATTCCACGGCTGGCTCTCATACCATCTTTCCGCGAGTCTTACCCTTTGTGCAGCATCCATCTGCCGCACGGGTATAGCCACCAGAAGCCATCTTCTTCGGAGAAGGAAGATCACCGGGCATCAAGTCGCGGGGCAATTTCTCACCCTTGGGCGTCTTGACCTTGCCAATCTTCTCTTCTGTGAAGACGTTACGGTCTTCGCGCTCTTGCATCCGCCTCATTTCAGCGGCGGTGGGGGGAACAGTCAGCCCCCGTCCTGCTCCTGCTTCAGCCATGATTAGCACTTCCCGCCGTTAGCCATCTTCACTTGCATGCCACGGGTCTTGCCACGCTGGGCGCAACCATCAGCCTGCTTGTGACCAGCGGCCAAACCGCCTGCGGCCATCTTGACTTCCATGCCGCGAGTCTTGCCCTTCTTGGCAATGCCATCGGCTTGCTTGTGACCAGCAGACAGACCGCCACGGGCCATGCCCTTGGCTTCGGCCATCTCATGCTTGATCATGGACTTAGGAGCGCCCTTCTTCTTCATAAAGGCGATCTCTTTGCCAACCATCTTCTTGGATTCCATTTCGCCACCTCCGGCAAATTTGCGGCCCTTGTCGGCCTTCAAGAACTCTTCCCCAACGGATTGGGGCACTCCTGCTTTCTTGGCGAACTTGGGGTTGTTAGCCACCGCCGCCATGAACCTATGCTGTTTTCCGCTAACCGAGGGCACTTCGTTGCTCCTTCATGTATGCGTCCAACTTGCCTTCTAAACGATCAAGTCTGTCGAGCACCCGGTTGATGTCGTGGTGTACGTCCGATCTTGTGACGTACTCCTTGGCAACCTCTTCCCGGGTTCGGTTCAAAAGAATCTGCACACGCTGCAACTCATCCCAGTTGGTCTTGATGATCCATATGATCACCGCAGACACAAAAGAGAGGATCGCGTTCCAAAGCATCATCTCCATTTCAACAGTTCCATGCACGCAAGGATTTGTTAATCCTCGAATTCGGATCGTTTGCGGTCTTTGCGCTCGTTAACTTCTTTTTCATCCCTTTCATACGGGCGCAGAAAGAGTCGCGGCGTGGACCGCCCTCCGGCTGAGGAGCCTTCAGACCCGGCTTCCCTGGATTCGCGGCGTTGTAGGAGGCTCGCCCCTTGGCGTTCAAGCCGCCCTTGGGGTTCTTTCCTTCCGCCCGCTGCCATGCCGGGGTCTTAGCCATAGAACACCGTTGCAGCGGTGCCGGTGCCGTTGGTCACATAGATGCCGGTCTCAGCAAGGATGCCCTCGCCAGGGAACAGCATGTACAGCGATCCTGCGACAGCAGCCGGTGTGAACGAGAACAGCGTAGCCCCACCGTTGCCGTCCGTGATCGCAATGTTCCCGGCAGCAGAGGTGTAGGTCAGTGCAAGCGCCTTGATGCGAGCACGAAAGGTCGTAACCTGCGTACTCGCACCGGCACCGGCTGTGCCCGATTTAACGTCGGTTTGCATCATGGCGATGCCCCCTTATCAACCTGCGGAGACTTTAAGCGTGCCACCGTCGTTCCAAAGACGACCTGCAACAGCAGGATCAGACGTAGGCAGAGCGGTCATCGAGATCGAGGCGTTGGTCATGGACACCGCGCCAGAAGCGGTGACAGTGGTAGCAACAACAGCGCCGGTGACAGCACCGGTGACGCTGCCGATAAAACCATTGGTAGAAGTAACCGGGCCGGAGAAGGTAGTGGAAGCCATGCTTCAATTCCTCAAATTGCGCTTGCTGTCTGTGAGGTCAGTCCGCCAAGCCGGTCAGCAAGCAGTTGGTGATCTTGGGACTAACGAGTTTATACACCTAACCGTTTAAAAAGAAAAGGGGGCCGAAGCCCCCTTTCCGTAGAACCACTTAGGCTCCGGGCGAACCGAAGATACCCAGGGGATCAGACACGCCGAACGAATAACGCTCGCGGGCCTTGTAACGGGCGTTACCCGTGTCGAAGTCACCGTCCATCGACGTGCTCATGGGAGTACGGATGAAGTGCTTCAGACCGTTGGGAACGTCCGTGGTCAGGAACCAAGCGTTGGTGTCCGTCAACCAGTGGTTGATCGTGTAACCCTCGGGGATCGAACCGTTGTTCTTCAACGCGTTGATGTCGTTGTCGGCGGTCGCCACGCGGAGTTCGGTCTCCAGCAGACGGGTCGCAACGAATTGCAGTGAAGGCGGAACGATCAGTTTCCGGGGCTTGGCAGCGATCAGCAGACCACGTTCGTCCGTCCACGCTGCGATCTGAATCACGGCGTTTTCCAACGACGTTTCATTCAGGTCAGCGCCAACGGTCGGGCGATTGCTGTTGAAGCCACCAGAGATCAGCGGATGCTGCGTCGAGAACAGGCTCACGCCGTCGCCATAGGTGACGCCGGAATTGAAGCCTTGGTTCAGGATTGCAGCAGCCTTGACCTGCTTGGTGTAAGCCATAGCACGGGCCAGAGCCTTGGTGTAACGGGCCGACAGAGAGTCGTACAGGTTGTCTTCCATCGCCTCTTCGGTGATGGAGAAACCCATAGCGATGGTCTCGTGGTTGTACCGTGCAGTCCAGGCTTCTTGCGCGTTGTCATACGCAATGGCTTGGCCTTCAGGCTTAACCGGGGCGGCAGAGAAACCAGCCAGTTTGGTTTCTTCTTCGAACGAACGCTCGGAAGTCTCGGTCTCGTAGATTTCCTTGTGCTCTTCGCCGTAACGCTTGTACTCCATGCCAAACAGGGCGTTCAGACCCGGCAGGAGTTCCTTCAGTAGTTGGGCACGAGAAATTGCCATTTTTAGTTACTCCTTACAGGCCGGTGGCCAGCGGGTTGTCGTAACTGTGATAGCCCTGGTTCCACTTGACCAGAACTTCGGGGAAGCCCACGAAGGTCATGGCGGTCGAGGAAGCAATCGTCACAGAGCGAGAAATGGTCACCGTGGTGCCATTCACGTTGGTCACGAGGTTGTAGTCACCCGCATTGGCGTTCGCCACACCTGCAACGATGAACTGCATACCGGCTTGCAGGCCAGTCACAGCAGCGTCCAAGGTGATGGTCGTGGTCGAGCAGGTGCCCGCGCCAGTCAGGGTAACGCCGGTCTCGGGCACAACGCCAACCACACGGAACGGAGCCGTGGTCAGCACGCGAATGCCGCCGGTACCGTTGGTGGGGTTGGTGCCGCACACGCCCATCTTGCTGTTGCCAGTCGTCGTGGAACCTGCAACGCCCGTCACCGGGAACAGGTTGGTGCCCACGAAGGCTTGCGACACATAACCGATGGCGGTAGCAGTGTTGGACACGCTGCCAGACTGAGCGATCATCACAGCCTTGAAGACTGCGCGGTCGTCATCCACCACATAGGCCACGATGTCGTTTGCCAGGATGCTACCGGGGTAGTACTGGGCAAACAACTTCTGACCGGTCGAGGGGTTGGTGTACGAGCAGCCAACAAAGACACCGGCTTGGCCCAGGCCAGTTGTGCTGGCAGAGGTCATGTCGGTGATTTCAATCAGACCCGCTTCAAACTTAACCAAGTCACCGGCGAAGATCGCGGTGCCATAGTTACGCTGAATCGGAATCTGGCGGGTAGCGCCTGCGTACGGAAGCCCATTTAGTTCGTTGATGGGCTTGAAGCCGTAAGAGGCGTCAACAACGGGATAAGCCATGTTTGACTCCTAAGATGATTTAACCGCGTCCGAACTTCACCTCAGAGCGCCGCTCCTTGAAGACGGGCATCCGGGGATCGTTCTCGCGCATGAAGGCGTTGTCGACCGACTGCATCTGACCATCAGTTTGACGCTGATAGTAAGAGTTGCGTTGGGCAACAAACTCTTTGGGTGTTTTGCAAAGCAAGAGCCCGCCAATCTCGATACTGTCTGGGAACCGGGGCTTGTCCCCAGTTGCCATGATCTGGATTTCAGGGTGCTCAGATGCCTTCACAGGCTCCCAACCTTCGCGGAGTTTTGAAGAAATATGGCCTGGATCGGCAGTACCCAGGGTACTGATTCGAATCCAACGGAACTCGTAGCCGTCCTCGGGGTTGGGGCTCGGCAGCAATTCAGGAAGCATCCACTGCTTGGGGCGCTCCATCTTTGCTCTGGTTTCCAAATCACGGGGGGTACGTTCAGCCATTTTGTTTCCTCATTTCTTCCGCAACCGCACGGGCGTACTGCTCATTCGTCAGTCCGAGCCGCTTGGCGATGTTTACTTGGGACTTGGTCAGCACGATCTTTTTGGGCGCTGTGCTTCGGGTCGCAGGTGCCACGACAGGCGATTTCATTACCGGCTTCTCAGAGGGGAACGCATCTGGGAAGACCTGCCGCATCCGAGTATTGATGCGGTCATAGTATTCATCGCTGTTTGGACTTACCCCACTTTCCACAAGTTTTCGATGAACCGTCAGTGCAAGAGCAGTCATCTCGTCATCTTGTCCAAACCACGGATTGGCGTCTTGCCACGCAGAGGCTTTGGGATCAACGCGAACCTGCTCTTGCTGAACTGGTTGTGGTGCGGGTTGTACCGCAGGTTTTTCTTCTTGTAAAGGGGCTGGCTTGAAATTATTAACTCGCTCTGCCCGAATCTTCGCCGCAGTGAGTTCTTCCTGAGCCGCAACCAACGCCTCCGCATCACCTGATTCGTAGGCTTCCTTATATTTACGCTTGGCGTCATCAACCTCGCTTTGGACAACCTTCTTGGC